TATCGCAGCTTGAAGAAAATAAACCGATTTATATCGGTGATAAACAAGAAAGAAGGTGCATCGTGCATTACGACACACCTTCTCACTGAAATATACGCTTCATTATACAATATACCTCCCCATAACTATCGCCTTCTATTGTAAATGGAGTTCCATGTTGAATATCATATCCTTGTCCCAATTTGCTTGTCCAAAAACCATTCCGCAACTCACGAGCTGCATGTGTCCATGTTTTACTATCTTTTTTCACATATAACGCAACCTTTTGATATTTATCCTCATACTCCCAACTATCACACAATTCATACCCTTTAGTTCTAAATGCGTCTATTAGACATTCAATTTCCATACCTTGTTTGGCATCCTCAGGCCAATAAACAACACTATCCAAGGGAGGAGGAGTTATACTTGGCTGTTGCATCCACCGATCATTATAGTGACAAGCCCATGCAAGACAATTGTAATTTGGATTAATAGGACTAGTCAATTTAAAATTCTTATCAGTTGCCAATTTTGGGAAAATACCAATAATCCTTTTCTTAATTAACTCTTCAGTGCTTTTATCCATAATTTACATGCATCACTAATAGTAACGTTTGGTTTATCGGTTATTTTCTTCTTATAAATCATATTGAGTGCCCAAACCAAGTTAGAAGGCTCACGCTCCAACTCTTCCAAAATAAACGGAACAGCTTTTGTTCCCATATTCACAATAGCCTTAAAATCATTCTGTTCAATAATATCTTTCACTGAAGAAAGGAAGAAAGTATTGTCCATCCATGAATTATAATAATCATAAAATTTCCTCTTTGCAATAAAAATATTATTTTCTTGATTATCTACTTCTTGAATATATTTTGATGCTTTAGGTTTAGATATGACAGCAGTGATGTCACTATATTGATCTAAATCAGCGTACATAAGTGTCGGACTGCTAATCAATAGACCAGCAGCAATAGTCAAAGGTTTAAACCCATTTTTAAAGCTTACTAATTGCATAATTCGATTATCTTATCTGTGACATTACTAAAAAATATATCATTCTTTACCTCTCTAAGTTCCTGTAGAACCGATTGTATAGAACTAATATCAAATATGAGATTACTTTTATTCAAAACATCAATATCGAATATATAAAGATATTTTTCAGGAGTCTTATCTAAATTCTGATTAACAATAGAATAGACACCCTCTTTAATATCCAACATTAGTCTAAATCCATATTTAATTAAAGGGTATGGAACTCCATTCTCTGCTGATGATATAATAGTTTTAAAATAAACTGTCGGGTCCTCAAATTCGTCTAAAACAAATTGATTAATAAATCGAATAGAAATTCTTGTTATAATATGCTTTTCCAATATTGGAGCAAACACCATAAGATATTGACAAACAACACGTTCAAATTCATCCCATCCAATATAATCACGTTCATCGGTATAGGTTAAACTACCTTCTCCTATAGTTAATTTACATTTTTGATCTTCACTATAGTATACATAGTTAACCATTTTAGCATTGGAAGTTCCTGATATTTTAGAAACACCTAATGGAATTGATGACGAAGGCAAATTTATACTAGCTTCAATAGTATCATTCCTTTTAGGAAAATACTTACTTAATTGAGAATCACATTTAAGAAAATCACTCAGTGCTGTATTTCCCATTTCAAATTTCAATTGAAATAAAGCTACTTCTACTGGTGGTTTACTTAACTTTGGCCACATCTTTGCCATAATTATTTCTTTATTTATCTAATAGTTTTAATAGATTCGAAACAAAAATTCGTTGCAAATATAATGATAATATAATTATTGCACTAAATTTTATATTAAACTTTATAATCAATTTTATTTAGTACTCACTAAATTATCCCTATAAATAGCACCTATTTGCCTTTATACTATAATATAGAGAACAACGACTTCATCTTTTTGTTTTATTATAAATACCATTTATTCTATCCGGTAAAAAGTCCCCTTCAGTACCTTGCTTAATCCATCTGCATCTATCTCCGCCTCAATCTTCTCACACAAATACTGCTTGTTGCCTATGAGAAATACTTTATTCACATTCGGAAATTTATTAGCCTGAAATTGAATAACATAAGGAATATTCGAATGAAACTGCTTAAGATTGGATAGGCGGTGTCCCATACTATTTGCACAAACGTCATTCAGACTGAGAGAGTAAGGCAAAAAATTCGTAACTTGTGCTTCAGTTTTCTGTTGGTAGTCTGTGAAAGGATAAGCATGACTATAGAGTTTGGTCTGACCGTTGGAAATCAGATTCTGTTGGTTTAATATTCCGGTATTGAAAGCTATTTCCATACGGTCGTTCTTTTGTTGCTTCTCCGGTAACTCAATATCACCGTCAATTGCCTCTTGGATATTGAATCCTTCTCCCAAAGGACTGATTATGAAATCCGGATTATAACTTTTACGATAATAACTGATTAAGGGAATGTTTAAAAACAAGCTGGTATCGGTCCTCACCACATCAAAATTATGTTGCAGTCGCTTCCATGTACCACGGTCATGTTGTACAATCTTGGCTGGGACTATTTTCAGTTCGACATCCGTATCATTAGATTCCGGGTCACGGACAAAGTCTGCATAAAGATTGACTTCACGCAGAATATCGGTTTCATTCTCATTGTAATTGATGTAGTAGCGTTTACCCACGACAAATATTATTTTCTTCCGCTCTTCCTTATTCATGCCGTCATAGGCATTTTTCATTTGCTGATAATTGATATACTCCATTTTCTTAGCGGCTTTCAACAGATTCCGATCCAGTCGGAAGTAACCATCATCAGAAGTGGAAGGAAGGTCGTAACCGATATTGCCAGAGGTTACATCCTTATCTCCCTTCTCCTCGTTTATTTCAGCAGTAAATTCGTGTAGTAATTCAGTGTAACTGATAATTTCTTTATCAGGATTGGAAAAATAACTATTCAGTTCAACAAAGCGCACAATTTTGGACTGTTCATCCACCACGGTTATTACACCTAAAAACTTTTCTAACTCGTTAAAAAATTCGGAAATAGTCCAGTGTGGCAATGCCGTTTCAATACGGAATGAGTTTACTGCGCTGCATATATAGATATTCCGCAAGAAATTATTGTCAAAGAAAGTAGTATCAAAAGTATATCCAAAATAGCCAATCAGTTTTTTGATGACTATAAGTAGATATGGTTGGAAACTTCCTACTAAGTAGCTTGAATAGGGATTGAAGTTGGTTGTTCCCTCTTCATACGCAACTGCATTGACCAGATTTTCTTCTTTCGCTTCTTGGTAAAACACAGGCAAGAAAACCCCGTCTACTTCATCTACTGAACCATAGACGGCCTTCATTTCCGATTCCGGTAAAAAGAACTGAAACATCTCCGGCATGGGTGGAACATAGGGACCACCCAATTTCAACTCATCAATGTAAATTTCATCATTTGTCAGAAGATTAAATTCTGCATTACCTGATACAAGCTGTACTTTTACTAATGTATCTTCCACCGACAATAAAACCGCACTGCCATAAAGTAGGCTTTTGGCATCAACGATGAGCGTAGCCGGAAGAATGGTTTTTTTTTTCGTTACATCCAAACGATTGATATGCTTAAATATGGCATAATTGGCAGGCATGGGAAGCTCAACATCCATAGAATAATTAGAACTACGGGTAAAATAAGGATTCTCGGATGTAAATGTAAAGCTAAACCCTTCAGGAAGAACAGCCAACTGTCCGTCAATATATAATTCGGTCATAACTTATTACGTGATTTATTGTTATTCAGTTTCTGATATTCTTTTTGAGCCTGGTTAATACCCCGTTTGCCGGTAAGATAAGTTTCAGCCACCAACGGTTCGTCCAAACGGGTCTTTAGTTTACGAAGTGTACGGGTACATTCTATCAGCATAGCCACCACCACCGGGTCGTTAGTAGTCGTTGTTGCACTGGCTGCGGGTGTCTTGACCGGTACGGTACGTGTACTCTTTCCGGGACCAGCCACAGCTGCTATATCTTCAGCTGTCAGGTTAGCGACATTTCCACTGCGTTGCGCCACATCAATGGCATCGAATATCGGTCGTAAATTTGGGTTGGCCACAGCAAAACGATTGGCAACAAATTCATTTGAATGAACTATGCCCTGCGGTTGGTCCCAACTGCCGGAACCGGTGTAGCCACCGGTATAGAAATTACCAACCAAACCTTTTACTACAGCAAAAGCAGCTTTGATAGCAGCCACCTGCGCAGCAGCTTTGGCAGCACCAATAAAAGAAAGGGGAGCTGTAGCAGCCAAGTTTTTAGCTGTGATTTCTAATATAGAAATTTCTATAACGCGTTCCAAGGCATCCAATGCCATCAGAATGGTTTCTCGCAAAAAGTTTTTCAGTGAAAGTTCACCATTGGCAATCATTTCGCCAATAGTTTCCCCAAAGTCGGAAGCAATATCCGTTACCAAAGATGCATATTGTTTGTGCATTTCCATAGTCTTGTCATACTTTTCTTTTTCTGCATCAGTCTGGGCTTCTGCCTGCTCCTTCTGTATTTCCGTACGTTGTTCTTCTGTAAGTTGGTAGTTATGAAGTAAGTCGTCCCAATATCGTTGTCGGATATTATTCACTTCCTGAGCGAAATCCTCTTCAGAGGTAAGATTCTTATAATGGTTAGTTGTGGCTTCTTCTAATTCGATTCGTAACTGTTTCTGCCGTACAGAAAATCGCTCTTTAGCTGTTTTGTCTGCTACTTTTTGCCTGTCTTTTTCGGCTTTTTCATCTTGTTTTTTACAACTTTCATTAAATTTAATTTGTGATTCCAGCATTTTGACCTGTAATTTCTCACGTTCATGTGCTTCCAGTCCAACTACAGCCAGTTTCTCACCCAAAAACTTCTTCTCTAAGTCTATCTGTAAGGCCGTGTATTCTTCACCGGTTTTAATTTCACCTTCCAAATATAACTTTTGTAAATGGGTCATCTGTCGCATGTGCCTTGTTTCAATATCTTCCAAGTCTTTATTCACCCGTTTTTTACGTTCTTCTTCAGATTCGGAACCACCACTACTACCATTTGTACCTTTACCGTTCTTTTCTATTTCTTTCAACCTTTCCAATTCACCAGACAACTGAACAATCGCAGAAGACGCTTTTTTCAACTGTGCATTGTAGGCAATCAATTCTCCGGATGAGAAATATTCAGTATTCGTTGACTTGAGTTTATCCAATACAGTTTTGGCATTATTCAGTTCTTTGGTAATAGTTTCTATAGTGCGTACCTCTTTAACGGGAGAGTACAATTCGTTGTTTATTTGTTCATAGATAGTCATATAACCTTTAAGTGCTTCCTTTGTGTGTGCTATATCAAACTTCAGTTGTTCTACCGCAGCATCATAAGCCGTAAATCCTGTCTGTGCATAAGTAGCCCCTTCACGTGCTTTTTTCTGACCGGATAAAGCTTTGTCCAAAGCCGCCTGATATTCGACAAGTTTTTTGCTTTCCTCCTCGATATGGGTGGATGCCCCTTTCAACATCGCTTCTTTTTGTAACTGCTCTACATATCTGGCTTTGGCATCAGCCGCTTTTTGTGTATTAATGGTTTCCAGGGTTATATCCCCTAAATAATCGGGGGCTATTTTATTGATTTTTTCCATAGCTTCCTTACGTACTTTCATGGCATTATTGTTGTTTTGCGCTACCAGCCACAAAGCATCCAGTTCCTTCCGTTGGTCTGCTGTAGACTTTACAGCTTCTTCTTGCAGCAGGTTAGTAGCTTTCTGTACATTCATATACTCATGGGTACGTCTATACAGATATACGAAAGCTGCTCCACCTGCGAAGAGCGCAGTGGACAACCATCCAACCGGACTCAACCTCATGACCGCCCATGCCGCCCGTATGGATTTTGCAGCAAGATCCACACGTCCCTGAAGCACTTGCATGGCTCCGGCAAAGAGGTAAGTAGATACCCGGACGGTTTTGAGCAATATATTATGACCGGTCATTAACGTACTAAGCCTACGTAGTTGTGTAAAGGAAGTGACAGTATAACCTGAAACTGTATTGATAGCAATACCGTAGGCAAGCTGTAATGCAGTAGCGATTTTGGTCACAGTATTCCATACTGTAGTGGCAATGGTAGATGCCTTGGTACGTAAAGTATAAATAGCGATGCAGGATGCCACATATAGGATGGTGTCACCCCATTTATTACACCAGTCAATTAGTCCCGGAAGGTATTTTATGACATTGGTCAGCATATTGGTACTCACTGTCAGAGCCGGATTCAGCTTTTCACCCAAATCAATAGCTGCCAGTTTCATTTTATTACGCGCCTGTTCCAATTTCGCCTGTGCCGTATCACTGTTTATTGCCGCCTGTTCATACGCCACATTGGTTCCGGTAACGGCAGCCGTAAAGTCCTTTACCATTTCCGTGTTCTGAAGGATTACGGATGCCGTGTTATAACCTTCTTCTCCGAACATCTTTTTAATGGCGCCTGCATCCATGTTTTTATTCTTCAGGTTTTCCAGTGCTTTATCCAATCCGACAATTTTAGGATTGGTCTCATCGGCTCCTGTCTGAAGAACCAGGAAGAATTTCTTCAATCCCGTTCCGGCCACTTCATCCTTTATACCCCGGTAGGCAAGCGTTTCAATCAATGCAACCGTCTGCTCGATAGGAACATTGGCTGAAGCTGCTGCCGTACCCGCATTCCGGATAGCCTTTGCCTGGCTTGCAATATTGGCGGAACCAGCTTGGGAACCGGCAGCCAACACATTGGTAAACCGTCCTGCCTGGTCTGCCGCCGCGCCATACTGGTTGAGCGATAAGGTCAGTGAATCCACCGCTTCGTTCAGGGTGATATCCTTGGCCGCTGCCTGTAATCTCATGGCTTCTTCCGTTACAGCCTTGAGCGCTTCCTTGTCACCGAGCAATTCCGGCTTGGCCGAACCAACCAACATGAACGCATCAAGGATTTCGGCTGCCGACTGCCGGACACGTAATCCCTCTTTGGTCATGGTTGTGGAAAGTGTCTTCGCCTGCTCTGTCAGCCAGGAGATGCTGTCATCATCAAGTCCGGTCAATGCCTTCAATCCGGCTTGCGATTCTTCCAACTTGTTGCGTTCATCCCTGATGGCGCGTAAGGCAAGCGTGAATCCAGTCAGAAAACCAATTACAGACAAGATAACCCCACCAAAACGATTGAACCAGTCCACCATGCTGCCGACACTAACAGTTGCTTTCTTGGTTTCAGCGGTAACGCCTTTTATCTCCTGACGATGCTGTTTGAGTATTCCTTGCAAATGCTGTATCTTCGCCATGGTGCGGTTATACTCTTCAGACCCCAAGGTCATACTCTTTAGTTGCTGCGTCAGCTGCCGGCATTCTTTCTCGATATGATTGACATCATTCACTATCTCCTTGCCGTCAATATAAAGGTAAATGCCTCTTTTTTCAGATTTACTTTTTGCCATTCTTCTGAATCTTTAGTTTATCAAAATCCTTCAGTATCTTTTTAAAAGCCTTGTCTCCGTAGTATTCTCCGGATATATCCGCCAATTCAGTGATGTGTTGGTTTATTACCCCATCAATGAAATCAACCGGTTTACGTAATACGGTAAAAGTCCCGACTTGTGTTTGGTATTTCTGTTTCTTTATCTCCGCATGAGAATACCCCTTTTTAATCAACGCTGACTTTATATCCTCGTTTCTCCACTTCCTTTTTTTCCGGTTATACAGATTATATCCTTTGACAACCACACCATTGATGCGGGTATATCCACGTCCTACGCCATAGTGTACAAATACACCGTATTGTTTGAATTTGAATGCAATGCGGTTTATCTCATCTTCGGTACCCCCTTCGGCATATCTCATTTTCTTCTCCAAACTACGGCTCAGCTCATCCGTTCCCCTGGTTCTGAGCTGGAGAATATTGCCTGAAATACCTATGATGGAGTCCATCCAGGCACCTACATTCTTTTTGAATTCCGGTGCTGTGACCAGCTTGTTTGGGTTTGTTTCTTCTGCCATAAAAAAGCCTTTAGTTTCAGGTACAAAACTAAAGGCTGAAAAGAGTGGGAAAAAGGACAAGAATTTAATGAACGGAGAACTTAAAATCATTAATCCGGTTCAGCCATCCTTTACGGAAAACAACCTGTGAAGGGTCCCTTTTACAGATTTCTTCAATAAATCGGATTCTATCCGCCTTGATGGTTTCAAACAGCTGCCGCTGATTGGCCAGATTGATACTGGCAACAGTCTGAGGACCTACAATGCCGTCCACCTTGATTTGCAGGAGTTGTTGTACTCTTGTGATACCGGAACGTCCTGAAGCCCATACCCAGTCCACACAAATGTTGGCAATGGACTGATTATGTATAAAATCAGCCTGATATCTGTCCCAATAATACTTCTTGAAAACATGAAAAACATCGTCCGGAGTAATCATACGCAGGTCATTTGCATCAATGTCACCGTCACCATCCTTGTCGTAACCGCATGATTTCCAAGTTGACAAGGTTATTCCCATGTTGGTCTTACCACCTTTATCGTTCTTGTGGTCACTCCATCCGCCTTCCCATTTGCGGATCATCCTGAATAGAATTTCTGCTTTTGCCATAATCTACAAACTTATTTATTAAAAGATTCCGCAAAGGTGTGTATTACAGCGTCATAGTAATAGGACATCAATCCTTAGTCCCGCCAGAACTTAGAAA